ATGAACTAAAAGCAAAGTTGATGCGTGTTCTTGGTGAACAAGTTGAGATGGGTGCACCTAAGGTAGTGCAGATGAATCAGGTTAACGAACCTGTTCCAATGCCCGAACCAGTATCTGCTCCTGCAGCACCGGTCACGGCAGCTGAAATGAATTCAGTTGACGATGATGATACAATGTCTTATTTTGCTAAATTGGCAAACGACGACTAGAACCCACCAGAGGATCTATAAAAACCTGTTTTCAGTGCCTGAGCATTCCCAGTGGATGCTCGGGATTCTCCTGCCAATAATGTACCCCCGCCACTAACCTGAGATGAATTATCATTAATAAAGATAGGGGCACCACTTGGACCAGTTGTAGGAACTGGTGCTAAAGCATCATCACCCACAAATGCAGCACCTTTACCTTTTAGTTGACCAGCCTGTATTTCCTGTGGAGCTTTCTTCTTAATTCTATAAGCACCAGTATCATCCTGTACAACTGTTTCACCTGGACCTGCAGCTGCTTGTGCTAATTTCTTATTGGTGTATTTTTTCTTACCCAAACCCTGTTCAGCATCATAAGCATCAAGTGCCTCACCGGCTTCAGTATCTTCTTGTTTCTTACGAGCAACCATTTCAGTTCGTGACTCACCTGTATCTTCAAACTTAAAATCACGGATTGATTCTGCCACTTTACTTGTTCCAGGAAATGGAATTGAATCAACTCCTACTGCAATTGCTTCAATAACAGCATTAATCCCTCGTTTAATCATGACAAATGGAGACATAATAACATCTCTGATTAGGTCAGTAAACTTAAAATCATCTAGCATTTTTTCTGCTTCTTCAAACCCAAACTTACCAAGGATCCATGATACAGCGCCTTTCAACAGATCAAGAGGCATACCAATCAAACCTTCAAGTAGTCCAGAGATACCACCAAGCAGACCCATTAACAACTTTTCTGGAATTGAACCATCAGTATTAACATATCCTTTGAATGCACCAGTTACAGAATCAACCACACCCATAATCAAAGTAATTGGCCACGCAAGTCTACCAATGACTCTACCAATGGTTCCTAGCATTTTCACAAAGCCACTTCCTTCTGAAGCAAAACTAAAAACAGATTTTAATCTAGCAACAATTCTACCGAGAGGGCTATCTTCAGCAAAAGAGAAAAAGTTTCTAATAGGATCAAAAAATCCACTAATTCTTTTACCGATGTTTCCTATGAACTCTTTTACTAATTTAATCTCATCTGCTTGAAAGGATCCAAATAGCAAGTTTCTAATACCTATAAAGCCATTCTTCAATACTCTGAAGATACTGTTATCTGTTAGAAACTTAATAAAATCATCACCACCAGTAGTGAAAAAAGTTCGTACTCTTGTAAAGTATCCCTTGAGTGCTTTAAATGCATCTTGTGCAGCTTCTGGATCTGGTATCAGAACCTTGAGAGCATTACCCATTCTTGTCAGTACACTACGAATACTTTTACCCACATCAGCTGCATATTCACCTATCTTTGAAGCTCTGAATATACTACGGAGTGTACTAGATAGTTGACGGAATACAAAACGAATTGCAGAAGTAACAGGTTTAAATAATGTTTTAAGAAGTTTAGTTAGATTTTGAAAGTAATCTTTTACGGCGGTGACCATTGCGGTGGCAGCAACAATAGCTGCAGCTAAAAATGGATTCAGTCCTTTTTCTTCTTTGGATTCTGGTGCACCGCCACCTTTACTGCTAGTAGCAGTACCACCTTCACGTTTTGCCTCTGCTAATTCACGAAGAAGTTTCTCCTGAATACCATACAACTTTTGGAAATCATCTCTCAGTCCATTAACACCACGAGCAATGGATTCATCCACTCGCATCTGTGAACTGAGTTTTTGATTTAGATCGTTTAAGGTCGCTTCTGCCATTTTAGTACCCTTGTGCAGTTTGTTCCTGTTGCTGCTTTTGTTTCTCTTCTTTTAAGTGTTGGACCAACATACTCAGATAAACCTCCCTCTCCCACGGTAACATATTTTCCAATTCAGTCAGTGAATATTTGTGATGTTGCATCAATTGGAAATTTGTGTTATAGTAATTCTCCAAAGTTTCATGCGAGAGGCATATTAGAAAAAATTGTCCATACCCTCCATTATCATATTATTTTCATGATTACAATGTGTACAAGTAAACTGTAGATCATAACTTAATTTTGGAATATCACCAATAAACATAGCAATCTTTTCAAACTGTTCACTATTCAAAGAATCTATAAATGTAATCTTTTCTTGCATAGATTCATTTTTAAGATCAATTCTCTCTTCTTCAGTCAATAATGTTTTCATACACGATATGATTAGATTCATTGATGCTTCACTTGTTTTGGGTGTATTATCATCACCTTCAAATATATTTGTATTTGACATCAAATCACTATATGTTGGATAGTGCATTTCAATACTAATCTCTGGTGTCAGTTGTACAATCTTTGGCTTCATATCACCAATAACTTTTGATTGCATTACATCAACTTTTACATCATTATCTTCTTTACATTCAGAACACTTAACAACCAGCTCTGCTGTTTCACCAGCAGACTTTGCTCTGATGCGTGTAAAGATATAATCCACATCAAATGATGATAATGATGTAACGTCAATATCTTCTTGCACACAAGATTTAATTGTATCAGTAATCGCACGAATCACTTGTTTTGGTTGGTTTGATTCTCCAGCTGTAAGAAGAATCTTTTGCTCCTTTACAAGAAAAGGTCTATAATGAAGAACCTCTCCGGATGATGGTAATTTAAGATCATACCAAATGGTTTCATTCAAACGTGGCAGTGCCATACTTTACTCCTATCTTAAAAAATTCGAAAGTGATCCTAAACTAGCGTCAAGAGAGAATAACCCTTGATTGTCTACGATTGGTGACCATTTCGTATATGTCATTTCAACTGTCAACTGCATAATGCCATCTGCATCGTTAGTAAATTCAGTTTGTGTTATGTTAGTTGGATATGCTTCTTCTAATAAAGCACTATAAACGGTACCTTGGCCAATATTTACATTCAGGTTTATTGGTCCTGCACCAAACTTTTTATTTGTGATTGGTTTTCTTAATTGATGTATCTTTATTTGTTTTGCATAATTATTAAAATATAGAGCCTTTCCCGTGTTTTGTGCAACAGTTGAAGCATACCAAGTATCAAAATATTTCCTGACACTATAATCATTCAATAAAAGAAAGGTCATGTTTAGAGAACCAGCACCCGAATATCCATATGCTACTTTACGCATATGAACACCCATTTTTTGATCTAAAGTCAAAACTGTTTTTGGTGGAATACCCACACTTTGACATAAAAGATTTAGGTCATTACCACTCATTAAATTTCTAACAGCACTCAGAATCCCACCACTATTGGATCCAAAGTCTGTTGGTAATTCAACCATAAACTGGTTTGGTTTTGCAACACCAAGTCTAAACGATACTGCGGCTTTTAATTGGTCTATACTTGCCATTAAATCATCTCTCTAGATTTTCTATAAACCTGCCTTGCACTAGCCTTTGCCCAATCAGCAGTTGGCAAAAACGTAGCTATCTCCCACTCGGCCGGGGATACTCTTGCAAGTCTTGATTTTACATGAGAAAAGAGATAGTGTTTGAAACAAGGTTCATAATATCTTGTTCTACCCAATCTCTTCATCATGCTGTATTGTGATCTAAATCTTGTTGTGTCATCAAATTTCTTATTATTTGTCATACCCATAAGAGCATCCAAGAACTTTGCTCTCAGTATTGGAGAAAGATAATGTAAGTTCATTCCATAGAATCCACCAGGAGCTGGACCCACAATAATAGCTAATGGAAATCTATCATAAAAGGGTAATTGTTCTTTTGTCTTTGGATCGTAAAAAAACATATTCATTGTTCCAATAAGAGGTCTAGACTTGCTTACAATGTCTAACTCTTCGGAATTCATAAGCTCAAGGCGATTAACTCTTCTGATTGAGTGTATTCTTCTGCGGAACCATTCACGAGATTCATCAGTCCGTGGGTTAATACCGGCACGGAATGCCTCAAGTTCTAGTTTTTGAAATATGTTTGCGTCACTCATATTGGTATTTATATCACTTTTTACGCTTTTTTCTGTACGGCTTTAGAGGTTTCAATGGCTTTAATTTTTTAAGTATTCCCATAGAATACAATGTTTCTTCTGTCCATACCTGAAATTCCCAACCTCTATCCTTTGCAAAACTATTTGCTGCTTCCCACTTATTCATATTCTTTACATATGTCATTGCTTCGTTGATATATCGTTTTGATTTATCAGGCCTTTTAGGTGGTGCCGTTTCCTTTTCTGGTTTAATTTCAACAAGTATTGTTTTACCGTCATTGAATGTAATTTTTAGATCAACAAAATAACGATGCATTCGTTTATCAATGTCCCATTTATATGGAACAACTGTTTCCTCAGAGGACCATTTTGATATATTGGGATTAGAGTCACACCACATAAAGCATGCTTTTTCCCACGATGACCTATAGACTACTTTGTCTGGATCCCCCTGGTACTTGCTTATGTTCTTTACTCTATATCTGCCTGAATATGCCATAAAAACCATATAAATAGTTCAATAAATTTTAGTTATTTATTAGGAAATAAAATATGGCCGATCCTTATTCTTCAGCAGATGCTTCTGATCCAAGAGGTAATCAGATTCAACAATTATCCTCTAGCCCAAATCCAGGTGGCCACATAACATTACAAGAAAATAGATCCACTCAGGAAGTTAAAAAAAGTAGAGGCTCGACACAGATATTAAAGTTTCCTGTGAACCGTCAGGATATGTATCCTGCGCATATTGTTTTTCATCCATATAAAATTGATACAGGTCTAGTAGATAATGCTCTTGGTGAAGTTTTCAATAGCCCTCTTGTTGCTAATTTTACTGAAGGTTCAGTCTCAGAGTCAGTAAATGATGATATAACAGCAAACAGTGAAGATGATGCTGATGCTGAAGAGATGGGTCCTTTTGGTGGGACAACCGTTGTTGTACAAAAAACAGCAGCAACCAAAGATAGAGATGCTATTAATAAAGAAATTGCAGACAATCAAGCGCAGATGGGAGATAAAAAAACCGATCTTCGTACTTATAGAGATTTAGAAAATCCAGCTATACAACTCTTTTTCCCACCAGCCTTACAATACAATGATGCGGTAACTTATAATAATGCTAATCTTGGAGCTGGTGGTGCAACAGCATTAGGTGCACTCAATAGTGGACAGAGTATTGCAAGTGCTCTTGGTGCTGGCTTATCTGAAGGTATGGAAAGTATCTTTAATCTTGCCTCCGGTAGTTTATCAGCTGAAGCTGCAAAGGTTGCTGCATCACGGATATCATCCAAACTTCCCTCAGGATATGCTGCAGCAGGTTCCACTGCTTTGCAAACAGGGTTGAATCCTGGAACAAGGTTGTTGTTTGACCAACCAGCTATGAGACAGTTTCAATTTTCGTTTAAGTTGATTCCTACTTCATATCAAGAATCTCTTGTGATTGAAAGCATTATTAAGAATTTTAGATTTCAAATGTACCCTCGTGAAATTGATTTGAACCCTGGTATTCCTATTGGATACGAGTTTCCTAACATATACAGAATTGAATTTGGTTTCCAGGGTGGAACTTTACACATACCAAAAATACAATATTGTTATTTAAAAGATGTTCAAACATCATATAATGCCACCAGTGGTGGTGTCTTTTTTGATGGTGGACATCCAACTGAAGTTGATTTAAATTTAACATTCTTAGAGTACAGAGCACTAAGTAAGAGAGATGTTGAGGCAGGATTCTAATGCAATTTTTTAAGAACTATAGAAAAGCTGGTTACACATTTGGTGATGACTTTGAAAATACTGGTGGAGCTCAACGTCAAGTAGAGTTTGTTAGAGATCTTACCCAGTATGTTGATGTGGTAGATCAGGTTAGAGAAGGTATCAACTTCTATGAACCTTATAACATTATTGAAGGTGAACGTCCAGATCAAGTATCTCAATTCCTCTATGATACACCAATATATCATTGGACCTTTTATATGATGAATGATCATTTACGCGAACATGGTTGGCCATTAACATATAAACAGATGGATGATAAATTAGCGACTGATTTTCCTCATCAGTACATTTATGTTCGTGCAGATATTTCAAATGTCTTTTTACAGAATGAATATGTGACTGGTGTTATTTCTGGTACACGTGGTAAGATTATTAAGAGAGATCTTGATCACGGTATTATAGTTGTTGACACCTTTGCCTATAAGAATGCAGGCAGGTCTAATACTTTTAGACAAGGTGAAGCTATTACTTGTACTGGTCGGGCGGGCAATACAACAACACTCACAATTGCCGGAACTGGTAACGAATTTCTTGCAACACATCACTATGAAGATGCTGACGGTAATCCAGTAGATATAGATCCTAGAAATGCTCCACCAGCAATATACAACGAGGTTACAATTACTGATCGTTATCACAGAATAAATAACTCATTGAAACAAATTAAAGTTATTAAACCAGCAAATATTATTCAAATTGCATCCGCGTATAAGAGAGCATTGACCAGCTAATGGCAGAACCAAGTAAAAAGTATGTACTTGATAGCGTGTTGATTTATTCATCTCGTTCTACGATTCCAGTTGAGATAGCAAACATTGTTTCCGACTTGGACATATATGAGCATTTGGATACTCCATTTCTTACTGCACAGCTTGCCTTTACTGATGAATCAAGGCTTATGGATAGACTTGATATACAGGGAGCTGAATTT